AGGGCAGCATGTCGCGCGGCATCAAACCATGGGTCACCCGGCACACGCGCGGCCTCGGCACCGTGGTGGATAAATCCGACAATGTCGTCTCCCTCGGCACTTCGGCTCGCCCGATGTTTAAGACCTCCAACAAACGCCCCTCCGTGGTGCTCACCAATTCCATCCCGTGGGCCGACAAAGTCATTCGCCCCAGCGAGCAACTCATGGCGCTGAACATCGTCGCCGAGAAAATGAAAAAACAAATGGAGACCATCCTCAAAAAGCGGCTGAAACCCGCGTAAAGCCATGGCAGATGTCTCAGTAGAATTCGGCGCAACAGATGTCGGGCTGGAAAAAGCTCTCCAGCAAATCCAGACCGAGATGGGCAACCTTCAAGGCAAGGTCAAAAGCGGCGAGCTTTCCATGGAAGAACTCGAGCAAACCATGCGCCGCATCGGCCAGGTCGAGAACATGGAGAAACGCCTCAAGGCCATGGGTGACGCCTCTGCCGAATCCTCCCCGAAAATCAAAAAGCTCGGTGATGACATCGACACCGCCGGATCCAGCGCCCAATCGGTGGGCGGCATCTTCGACGCCGAGTTCAAGAAAATCGCCGGAGCATTCACCGTCGGCAACCTCGCCGCCGAAGGTTTTCAGAAAATCATTAGCCTCGCGTTCGACGCTGCTCAATCTGTTGTGCAGGGATTCTCCGATGCGCTCGACCTCGGCGGACGCCTAAACGAACTCTCCCAGCGCACGGGCGAGTCGGCTGGCAAGCTCCTCGTGCTCGAGACCGCGTTTAAAAACTCCGGCCTGGAGGCCGATCAAGTCGGCACCGCGATCAATAAGCTCCAGAACTTCATGCAGGATGCCGCCAATGGTGGCGACAAGCAGCGCGCGGCCATGCAAAGCCTCGGCGTTTCCATGTCCGATCTCGCAGGCAAGACGCCGACCGAGCAAATGCAAGTTTTCGCAGACAAGATCGCGGGCATCGAAGACCCCACGGCCCGCGCCGCTGCCGCCTCCGAGGTTTTCGGCGACAAGCTCGGCGGCAAGCTCCTGCCTCTCTTCTCAGATTTCAGCGGGAACCTGGACGACGCTCGCGGGAAAGTCGGTTCCCTCGAGCAGGTCATGGATGAAAACGCCGCTACCTTCGACACGGCAGCTGAGACCATCGATGCGGTGAAAGGCAAGATGGCTGCGTTTGCGGCAGGAATTTTGAGCGAGACGCTTCCGGCAGTTCAAAATTTCGGAAAAGCTCTTGAAGAAGCCGATGCAGCCGGTCTCGGAAAAGAGGTGGGTGAATACTTATCACCAGAACTTGAAAAACTTTCGTTTGTATTACTTGGGCTGATTGATGTTTTCAAAGACCTTAAAACTGAAACGGACAACTCCGATTCTTTTTTAGGAAAATTTAAAAACGCAGTCATAGGAGTTAATCAGGCGATGGTTGATTACATGAAAGCCATGTCGCCTATTGATAATCTTTTTGATGCTTTAGAGCAAAAAGGACGGGCGGCTGCGGAAGCACAAAGCAAGCTTTCCACCGACACAAATAAAGCCGCCGAATCCCTAAAAAGCTCAGGCACCGCCGCGCAGGGCGCCACGGGAAAACTCGACAACCTTGGCACATCGGCCCAAGCCACCGCGCAGAATATCGACGGAGTCTTCTCCCTCGGCTCGGATTTTGCACCGAAGCTCGATGGAATCAGTGGCTCCTGGGGAGGCTTAAACGAGCAAATCCTCGGCAGCAAGGTGTCTCTCGGCGAAAATCTTTCCCTCACCGATTCCATGACCGGCTCCGTCGAGGAACAAGTCCAAGCGCTCGGCGGCGTCAACGAAAGCCTGGAGTCTATCGTAGCCTCGGAAAAACAAAGCGAAGAATCCAAGAAAGTCAGTAAAGACCTGGCTGAGCTTATAAAATTTACTTATGGCGAGCACGCCGAAAAGCTCCAAGAGATTCAAGACAAACAAGCCGCGCTGGCTTTGAAAGAAGAAGAGCGAAAAGAAAAACTCCGCGATTCCCTAAATTTCGAACTCGCAATCAACGAAGCCAAAGCCGCCGGAGACACCGAACTCGTCAAGACCCTCGAAAACCAAAAACTCTTTAATTCCGAGCTGAAGAAAGCCATCGACGCCGGTATGGGCGAGCCGCAAGCCCGAGAGTTTGCAAACCGCATGATCCAAGCAAAAAATGCGGCAGAATCTATCAGTAATAGGGATGTCTCGGTCACTGTCACAACCAAGGTGAACCGCGCGGAATACGATGAATTGATGGCGTCGATCAATGCGGGGATAAAAGACAAGAAGACGCTGGAGCTACTTACAAAGATCACTGCAGTGGACGCAAAAAGTGATTGGAACAAAGCTTATCAGACCCTGGAAAACATGCAGGCGATCAATAAGAACTTCGATGTCGCGCTCAAAGTATCCGGCGCGGAATCGCTGGAAGAAGTCTGGCAAAATCTCAACTCCATCCCGACCACCAAGCAAATCCAGCTCGGCATGGATATCACCGGAAAAGACACCTACGACGAGGTGATCCGGTCATTGCCGCAGTTTGCGGGAACGAAGACGGCAAAGCTACTTTTGGAGCAACAGGGATTCGAGAACATGACGAGCTTCATCAACACGCTCAAAGGAATCCCCGATGAAAAGCGATTGAAGCTCATCGCCGAAACGCTAGGAACCGCCGATGTGAATGCCGCCAAGGCCGCGCTCGATCAGGTGCTCGCCAACGACGGCAAAAAAGCCACTGTGGCCGTCGGCGCCGACACCTCCGAGGCTGATGCCGCCAAAGCCGCGCTCGATCAGGTGCTCGCCAACGACGGCAAAAAAGCCACTGTGGCCGTCGGCGCCGACATCTCCGAGGCTGATGCCGCCAACGCCGCGCTCGATCAGGTGCTCGCCAACGATGGCAAAAAAGCCACTGTGACCGTCGGTGCCGACATCTCCGAGGCCGAACAAAAGATTCAATCCGTGCGGCAATCCACCGAGCTGCCGTTGGAATTCCAGACAATGGCCGACATCTCTGCGGCCATTGATGAAATCGACCGGGTCAAACAAACCGCCCTTGAACCTCTCACACTGAACCTCGAAGGCGACGCTAGTGATGTTTCCTCCAAAGTCCAAGCCTTCGAGGCCGAGCCGATCCAGTTTTCTCTGGAAGCCGACAACACCTCGGCAGCCCAAAAAATCAATGCGCTCGGCGAATCTCCCATCACGCTCTCGCCAAGTGCCGACACCACGGCAATCCAAAACCAAATCAAAGCTTTGGGGGACACGGTCCAAACAATAACCTTCGACGCCTCCGCCTCCATCGATTCGATCAAATCCAAACTCAAAGAAAACATCGACCTCGCCATCACCACCGGCGAAGGCACGAAAATCCTCGGCGATCTCAAGAGCCTCCTTGGCGACATAAAGAACACGATGACCACCCTTTCCAACAAGCTCCCCACCCACGCCCTCGCCTAAGCCATGCCCACTCCCACCGTCTACTCCTCGCCCAACAACCAGTGGCCACTCCTGCAAAGCAAAACGGAGCAAAAATTCAAAAGCGGCCTATTCAATGTCTCCGCCGAATTCATCCGCCCTTCCGGCAATCTCAGTCTGCCCGATAAGATCGAGACCAGCATCGGCGAGGTCGATGTCTGGCCCGAGCCCACCGTCAGCATCGGCACTGATGGCTTCGAGCGCATCAACGCCACCGGCTACGGCGTTTGGGATTCCTCATTGTCTGAAGCGACTTTTGGCTACGAAACAGGAACCCTCACGGCCAGGTGGGTGCTCATAGAAAAATGCCCCCTCTCCGAAGGATGCACTGATTCTGAAGGGGTTTTGCAGCCATGCGGAAGCATTCTTTCCGTAACACCGCGAGAGAATACGATGAATGTCATTCTTGAAACTTGCCATGTAAAAAAAACCGGACAGGACATTCCCAATGTTCCTAGTCGCCCTGAGAGCGCTGGCCTTCGCATGCTTGCATTAAACGGGGTGCAAAATCTTAATAATTACGAGTTTCCTTTGGAATTTTTTAGCGACCTTTCAAATGTTGAATATTCAGGGACTTTTTTTAAGAAACCCGTTGTGACCCCCCTTTTGAGCTCCGTGAACAAAATTTCTTACGACAACAAAGTTTTTGAAACCGAGGCAGTTTGGAGCCTTTCGGCAACGGTAGATTTCGGATCTGTTTATAGAATTACAACCTGCCCACCACCCGACGACAATGGCTGACGCCCCCCCCATTTCGTTTGATAATCTAGCCAAGACCGCCGCGAACCCCGCCTCGGGCGGCTACCCCTACACGCTCAAAGGAAAGGACCTGGACAAAAATTTCACCTTTGCCACGGAGGATTTTGACGCGACGGATTTCAATGTGACTCACGCTCTTGGCAGCGGCGGCCACAAGAACCGCAAAGTCAGGCTGTCGGTCCGCATCCCAGCCATCCCGAGCACCGGCACCCATGTCCTCGGCGCGGTGGATGGCGCGCTGCAATGGATCGCAACGGAGGAATGCTGACATGATCCTCAGCCGCACTGCTGAAAACAAAATCAAGATCAAGACCGACGAAGAAGGTGGCGGCCTCCGCGCGGTCAACTGCGCGTGTTGTGCAACTGGCTGCAATTGTCCGAACTACATAGACAAATTCCCGAATCTTAAAACGATTTTAGGAAATTGGACAAATGTTGTTGTGAATTGGACATGGCCCGCATGGAAATCTGAAATTCCGAACACCGATCCTGTTGAGTATTATGAACTCCCTGCAAAATCGCAAAGCGCATCATTGGCGAAATACACTTCATGCCTTGACCCTACTGATCCGCTTGGCCCGCCCTTACCTTTCGATTTTTGTCATTTTGTCCCATTCGGAGATCCAATTTTGGGAATCGCAAGTCCGTCTAATATTTGCGCGCAGATTTGGTCAAATTACTTATCGTCGGGAGGAGGCTTTTCCCTTGGCTGTGGAGGAAATATAATTGTGTCTATTAACGGAGTGCCATTCCCTGCATTTTGGGGTGGGCCGGATAGCAATAATTTAATTAAAGACAACGCAACCGCTTCATTTATTTTTTCATGAAGCTCGTCGATTTCCTTAAAGCCACGGCAAGATTTACAGGCCAAGGCTTCGCCACCACCCCACCCGACATCCTCGCCGCCCGCGAAGCCACCTGCCGCTCCTGCGACCAGTGGGACGCCGCCGCTTTGAACAACACCGGCCGCTGTCGCAAATGCGGGTGCTCGACCTGGGCCAAACTCCGCATGGCGACCGAGCGCTGCCCGCTCGGCAAGTGGGAGGCCATTTCCTCCCCCTCTGCGTTTCCTGTGTCCTCTGTGGTCAATCCGCTCCCGCCCGCTCCCGAAGCCACTCGGAAGCCCGCCTGATTTGACACCCGCCGCTCGCGTAGCGGCATGAAACTCTTTCTAGATCTCAAAAACCGGCGCTTCGTTAAGTCCGCCGCGTCGAATGTCGCGCTCGACCGCCTCGTCCTCAAACGCCGCGACACGCTCCCCATCGAAGTCGTCTATGTCGAGAACGGCGCAGTCGCCACGCCACCCGCCGGCACGACCGCCGCCGTCGGCCTCAAAGCCAAATTTTCCGACTCCAACTTTCTCGCTTTCGCGGCCCCCGGCCAGACCACCCTTGATCTAAACACATTGCCGGTCGAGGCCGCGTTCTCTCTGAACCCCGCCACCGTCAGCGCCCTCCTCGAAATCAAGTGGGGCGCACCAGGCACCGCCCACCGCACCGCCACGCTCGCCGTCGAACTGCAGAACAGCGTCATAACCGGCGATGAGGGGACGCCCGCCGCAATCCCCGACGGCAAAGCAACCCAAGCCGAAGCGGAAGCCGGCACAGACAACGCGAAATGGATGACGCCATTGAGGACCGCGCAGGCCATCGCCCAGCTCGCCCCGCCACCGACTTGGGACAGCGTGCTGAACAAGCCCGCCACCTTCCCAGCCACGGCGCATACACATCTCAAAGGCGAGATCACCGGCCTGACTGCCGACCTCGCTGCCCTTTCCGCAGCCGACACCGCACTGGATGCCAGGATCGACCACCTCACCGCCAACCTCGACCCCGCCGCGCTCGACTCCATCGCCGAGGCCGCCGCCAGCATCGGCACCCTTCAGACCCAACTCGACACCCACACGCACACCGCCAGCGACATCACCGACTTCGCCAGCGCCGTCGTCGCCGTCTCGCCTCCCGTCGATTGGAGCAGCCTCACTGGCAAGCCCACCGAGTTCCCGCCCGAGTCGCACACCCACGCCGCCGCCGAGATCACCGGCCTCTCGTCCTACATCATCGCCAGCGCTCCCGGCCTCTCGATCACCACGACCGTCCACACCTCCACCGGCGCGACAGACACCTACAGCGTGAACGGCCTCGCCTCCAGCGACCCCGCCCATGTCCTCGTGCAGCTAAACGGCGTCACGCAGACGCCTGTCACCGACTACCTCATCGATTTTCCAAACGGCCTGATCATCTTCGACGGCATCCCCACCAGCGGCACGCAGATCGCCCTCACCGCCCTCGGCCTGCGCACTGTCCAGCCCCCTGTCGATCCCGCGCTCTACCGCTACGCCAGCGACACCACCAGCGACGGCCTAACGAACTACTACGGGCGGATTTTGAATACCGACTACACCGGCCCCGCCAGCGCCTCCGATCCCGTCTGGACGATCCACCGCACCACCTTCGACCTCGCCGGGCGCGTCGTCTCCACCGGCACCGCCCCCGCCGTCGCCTGGGCATCCCGCACCGCGGCCACCTACCAGCCCACGCCATGACGACAATCACCGAGAGCAACCTTTCCACACAGCTCGACCTCTCCGGCTTCGACCTGACCCTCCCCGGCCTCGTCGTCGAATATCCAACCCGCTCGAACTTCCCAAGCATCGGCAAATCCGACCGCCTCTACATGGCCCTCGATGAAGGCATGCCCTACCGCTGGAGCAGCTCCGCAGCCGCCTACGCGCTCATGATTCCGATCATCGACGCCGGAGCTTTTTGACAATCACCCACCCACGAACACCAACCCAAACCACCACCACCTAAACAGCCATGGCTAATCCAATCCTCAAAATCAAACGCGGTTCCGGCACGCCGGTCTCGCTTCAAGTCGGCGAAATCGCGTTCGACACAACAAACAAATCCTTCTTCATCGGCACAGCCGAAGGCGTCCTGCCAATCGGCGGCGAGCATGTCTTTGCAAAAAAGACCTTCGTTGACTCTGCCGTCGCAGCCGAAGCCTCGCTCCGCAGCTCGGCCGACTCGACTCTCACCTCGAACCTCAACAGCGAAATTAGCCGCGCCACCGCAGCCGAAGGCGTCATCGCTGGCAACCTGGCCACTGAGATCAGCGACCGCGCCGCCGCAGTTTCTGCCGAGGCCTCCGCTCGTTCCGCAGCGGACACGACTCTCCAAAGCAACATCAATACGGAAAAAGGCCGCATCGACGCGATCCTCAGCGCCGCTGGGGCAGATAGCGATTCGTTCGCCGAAATCGTCACCCTCATCAATTCGGTCGATACCACAAATGACTCAGCGTTCGCTGGTTATGTGACCTCGAACAACGCCGCCCTCGCCAGCGAGACCAGCGCGCGCCAATCGGCCGACACCGCCCTCGGCGGCCGCATCGACACCGTGGAGTCCGCCGCGACAGCCCTGACCACCCGCGTCACCGCAGCCGAAGCCGACATCAACACCGAAGAGTCCGCACGCGCCGCAGCCGACACGACTCTCCAAAGCAACATCACCGCCGAGGCGAGCACACGCGCCAGCGCTGACACGACCCTGCAAAGCAACATCACCGCTGAAGCGACCACACGCGCTTCTGCCGACACCAGCTTGCAGACCAACATCACGGCCGAGGCGACCGCCCGCGCCAGTGCAGACGACGCGCTCGACGCCCGCCTCGACAGCCTCGAGAGCACGATCGACGGCGGAGTTTACTAGTCCACCCGCACCCCACTCCCCGGCGGGGCGGCCCATGCCGCCTCGCCAAGCGGGGGAGCCTAAAAAATCCGCTGAATAAAAAAGGCCCATGCCAAATCCCACAATCATTCCCAAAAAGTCGGTCCAAAGCGGAGCAGTTCCGACGACCTCTCAGCTTTCGCTGGGAGAGATTTGCGTCAACCACAGTGACCGGAGAATCTACAGCCGCAACCCTTCCACGGGAGAGGTGTATCGCCTCGCCGGCGCCGGCGAAGCCCCGGACCGCGTGTTCGTTTTCGACTCCGCAGGCGACACCACATACCTGGGATACCTCCTGTATTCCGATGTCCCCGCCACCGGCTCGATCTACGACGCCGAGCAATGGGAAATCTCCCGCACCCAATTTTCGCCAGACGGCAACACCTCCACCGAAGCCAGCGCCACCGGCGCGTGGAATTCCAGAGCCTCTTTAAGCTATGCTTAGTCCCCTCTACGGCCAACTTTCGCCGCTGCGCATTCCGACGAAAGTCCGGCAAGTTTCCTCTGACGCAGATGCCAACTCTTATCTGCTCGCCGTGGAATCCGCCGATGGGCAGCAGTTGGAGGATGGCGTCATCGCCGCCGTGGAATCATTTGTCCTCGGCTGCAAATCCGACGGCATTTGGTCTGCACTAAAAGCATCCTGCATTTTGGCCGGAGCGCGCACCCTCTCCGGTGCGCTTGTGCCGTTGGCCGGAACCGCACCGACAAATTCAAATTTCGTAACGGCAGATTACAATCGAGAGACCGGCCTTCTTGGAAACGGAACTACAAAATACTTAAACTCGAACCGTGCAGGCAATGCAGACCCGCAGGACAACATCCATCAATCTGTGTTCTTAAACGCATTGAGTGCAACGCAATTCCAAGCATTTATTGGCATTGGAGCTTCTGTAACTGGCGCGACACAAATTGTAAAAAATGTGAACCATGTTGCTAGAAATAGATCAAACTCAGCCATATCCAGCAATAGTTTGGTTTCTGGATTTTTAGGATGCAGAAGAAGCTCTTCTACATCAGTAAGCATAAGACATAACAGCTCAACATCGAATGCATCAATAACTAGCCAAACTTTTTCAGACCCTTCTGCGAAGCATTACATTTATGCGCGAAACCAGTTGCCTGCCGCCGGGTTATTGTCGGCAGCAAGAATCTCCTTTTACTCCATCGGGGAATCTATCGACCTCGCGCTCCTCGACACCCGCGTCAGCAACCTCATGACCGCTCTCGCCGCCGCAATACCATGACCCTCGCCGACCTCATCACCCAGCCTGTAAGCTACGAGACCGCCCGCGATCTCGCTATCATCCTCACGCCCGACCAAGCCGCCACCCTTGGCGCGATCCAAGCGCAATACGGCAACCCCCGCCATGTCGCCGCGCCAGTGCCGCTCGTTGATGGACGACTCATGCTCTGCGCCGACCTCCTCACCGAGACCGGCCCCGGCGGACTCTACGCGCAGGGCTTCGCGCATCTCCCCGCCGAGCTTTTCGCTCAAGTCGCCGTGATCCCCATGGCCGACGCCATCGACCTCATCCCGCAACCCGAAGAAATCTAAAAAACCACCACCATGCTCGAACAAGTATCCACATCCGTTAAGTTCCTGGCCTTCTTCACCGCCAGCAAAACAGGCAAAACCGGCTTGACCGTAACGGTCGATCTTTACGACCCAAGCGGCACGCAAATCGTCACCGGCGGCAGCGCCACCGCCATCGGCGGCGGTCTCTACAGCTACACGCTCTCGACCAACAACAGCGCCGAGGGAGAGTATGCCGCCATCTTCAAAACAACCGATTCCACGGTTGATTCGCAGCACATCCCGAGCCTATGGGTCCTCGGCCGCGCTGGAGTCGAAAACCTCGACGCCGCTGTCTCCAGCCGCTCCACCCTCACCGCCGCGCAGGTCAACAGCGAGGCCGACACCGCCCTCTCTGATATCGGCCTCACCAGCACGATCACCGGACGCATCGATCAAGCCATCAGCTCCCGCCTCGCCTCCGCTGATTATACCGCCCCCAGCGCCGCGCCGACGGTCACAGCAATCCGACAGGAGCTGGATGCAAACTCCACCAAGCTCGCAAACCTCGACGCCAGCGTTTCGAGCCGCCTCGCCGATGCGGATTATACCGCCCCCACCTCAGCCCCAACCGTGGCCGACATCCGCACCGAGCTGGCCGTGGAGTTGGGTCGCCTGGATGCCTCCGTTTCCTCGCGTCTGGCAGGCAGCTCATATACAGCCCCAACAACTCCTCCGACTGCCGCCGAGATCACGACCGCCGTCTGGGCCGC